GACATCTTTGATTTATTAGATATTAAAAAGAACACAGGCGCCGAAGAATTGAGAGCTCGTGATTTATTTACGGCACTTTGGATTCCTGACAATTTTATGAAGGCTGTTAAAAATAATGCTGAATGGTATTTGTTCTGTCCTAATGATATTAAAAAGGCGGGATTAAAAGGTTTACAAGAATGTTATGGCGAAGAATACGAAGAAGTATATAACACCGCAGTAAGTATGGGTCTTGGTAAAAAAGTTAAAGCACAAGACATATGGTCTAAAATTGTTGAGTCACAAGTAGAAACGGGAGTTCCTTATCTATGTTCTAAGGACAATGCAAATAGAAAGACTAACCACCAAAATATTGGAGTGATTAAACAATCTAACTTGTGTAATGAGATTTACCAATATACCGATGAAAAGACTACTGCAATTTGTACTTTATCATCTATGGTATTGAAAAACTTCGTTAAAGACGGGGAGTTTAATTTCAATTTATTATATGAAGAAACACGTAAAGTTGTTAAGGCTTTAAACAAAGTTATCGACATTAATAATTACTCAACAGAAAAAGGTTTAAAAGGTGGGTTAGAACAACGAGCAATCGCTATTGGAACACAAGGTTTAGCTGACGTATTTTATTTAATGGATTATACTTTCACATCGAATGATGCTAAAAAATTAAATAAAGATATTTTTGAAACTATCTATTATGCAGCAATTACAGAAAGTAATGAGTTATGTATGAACGGTAAATACAAATCATATTCATTCTTTAAAGATTCGCCAATGTCAAAAGGTATTTTCCAATTTGATATGTGGGGAGTTAATGAAACAGAACTTTCAGGAATGTGGGATTGGAACAAACTAAAGAAAAGTGTTTCTGACTATGGTATATGTAATTCATTATTTACCGCACAAATGCCAGTTGCGTCTTCAGCAAAAATCACAGGTTCATACGAAATGACTGAACCAGCTCACTCGGCAATATTTAATAGACGAGTTGTCGGTGGAGAAATAATGATTGTTAACAAATACCTCATCAATGATTTTGAAAAGATTGGTATTTGGTCTGAAGATTTAAAAAATGAAATTATCTTAAATGAAGGGTCGATTCAAAATATTAATTTTAATAATTACTTAGATTCTGAAGACAAAAATTATTTGAAAAAAGTAAAAAGAATTGAACACTTAATACCTAAGTATAAAACAATTTGGGAGATTTCACAGAAACAATTAATTGATATGGCTGCCGATAGAGCACCATTCATCGACCAATCACAGTCAATGAATATCTATATGGGTAACCCAACTTTATCTAAAATCACATCATCACACTTCCACTCTTGGGAAAGTGGTTTGAAAACATTATGTTATTATGTTAGAACCAAAGCTATTTCAACAGGGGCTAAACACTTGGCGGTTGACGTATCAAAAATACAACAACCTAAAGTTAAAGTTGAAGTTCCCACTGTTAGTTATAGTGATATGAACTTACCACCAAAACCTGAAAATAGTGACTTTGATTGTTTTGGGTGTTCATCCTAATCACGACATTAATCCCGACACTATGTCGGGATTTTTTATTTTATAACTATTTATTGAAAATATCGAGACACTATATTTATCTAATATGGCTAACGGAATTACATATGGTATAAATTTTCCATTCATACAAAGTGAAAAGGGTAATTATTTAAAATTAACTGAAACTACGGATGAAGAAATCAGGGCAAATATTGTTCATTTATTATTAACTAGAAGAGGGTCAAGATATTTTTTACCTGATTTTGGTACTAGATTGTATGAGTATATTTTTGAACCTCTTGATGGAGCAACCTTTGAAGAGATTAAATCTGAAATAGAAGAACAAATTTCAAAATACATACCAAATGTTACTATTAATAGTATTACTGTAGAATCCTATACTGATGCCGGTGAAACTGCAGGACAATTGGATTATGAATTATTGGGTCAGGCAAGTATTTATCGTATACCGGGAGCAAACACCGCAGAATATAGTGCAAAAATAAAAATTGATTATACAAATGATGCAAGGGCATTTGGTAGTCGACAATTCGTTATAATTAACATATAATATGGCTAATAATAAAATTAACTATACCGATAGGGATTTTGAATCAATCAGAGATGGTTTAATAAATTACACTAAACAGTATTATCCTGAACTCGTTCAAAATTTTAATGATGCGTCTGTATTCTCTGTTTTAATGGATTTAAATGCTGCGGTCGCCGATAATTTACATTACCATATTGACAGGAGTATACAAGAGACTGTATTACAATACGCCCAACAGAAGTCATCAATTTTTAATATTGCTAGAACTTATGGTTTAAAAATACCAGGTTACAGACCATCAGTTGCTGTGGTTAATATTTCAATTACAGTCCCACCATTAGGGGACGCTGAAGATTTTAGATATTTAGGAATTTTAAGGGCAGGGTCACAATTTAACGGTGGAGGTAACACATTCGAAACCATTTATGACATTGACTTCGCCAATCAATATAATCAAGAAGGTGAAGTTAATAGAACTAAAGTACCAACTTTTGATGCTAACCAAAAAATTATTAATTATGTAATTACAAAACAAGAGGTTGTGGTTAATGGAACAACCAAAGTTTTTAAAAGAGTAATTAATCCATCTGATGTGGTTCCTTTCTTTAATTTCTTTTTACCTGAAAGAAACGTTTTAGGTATTAATTCAATTATCCAAAAAGACGGAACTAATTATCCAAATGTTCCGGACTATACGGAATTCGCAACATCAACAAATAAATGGTATGAAGTTGATGCTCTAGCTGAGGATACTGTATTTATAGAAGACCCAACAAAACCCGTTGATAACGCTGGAGTTAAAGTTGGAAAATATATTAAAACTGATAACAGGTTTATTAGTGAATATACCGCAGAAGGGTTCTTAAAAGTCCAATTTGGTGGAGGAACAACAACTCCAAATATACAATTAGCAAACTTTGCAAAATTAGGGATAAACTTAGACTTAGCTAATTACCAAAACAATATTGGATTAGGGTTAACGGTTCAACCAAACACAACTCTTTTTATACAATACAGAACGGGTGGGGGTTTAGCGTCAAATGTTGGTGTCGGTGTTATTAATCAAGTAGGGACAATTGATTTTGCCGTGAACGGACCATCAATATCGATTAATTCAAATGTAGTTGATTCTTTAACGGTTAATAACGTTACCGCCGCAATTGGAGGAGCTAACCCACCAACAACAGAAGAAGTAAGAAACATGGTCACTTTTAATTTTGCGGCACAAAAAAGGGCGGTAACCGTAAATGACTATAAATCATTAATTGATACAATGCCTGGTAAATTTGGAGCACCAGCAAAAGTAGCGATAACTGAGTTGGATAATAAAATCACAGTTCAAATTTTGGCTTACGACGAGAATGGTAAATTAACACAAACGGTATCAAATCACCTTAAATCAAACTTAGCAACTTACCTATCTAAATATAGGATGATTAATGACTATATACAAATTGATGTGGCTAAAGTTATTGATTTGGCTTTCGACATTTACGTGGTCGTAGAATCTAATGTTAATAGAGGACAAGTAATTACTGAAATTATTAATCAGGTTTCGAATTATATGACACCTGGAAATCGTGATATGGGTCAAAACGTAAACGTATCGGATGTAAGAAGATTAATTCAAAATACTGCCGGAGTGATAAGTTTATCAAATTTACAAGTTTTTAACTTAGTGGGTGGACAATATTCAACATCAGAAACATCACAAGCATATGTTAATAAAGCGACTCGTGAGATTAGATTAATTGATGATAATATTTACGCTGAACCGTCTCAAATTTATCAAATACGTTTTGATAATAAAGACATACGAGTATATGTTAAAAATCTTTCAACCGTAGATTTCTCCTAAGATTATTTATTTCCTAAACTACTTACCTATTTTTAAAATGGGTAAAATAACTATTTATTTTAAAAGTGCAAATGACCAAAAGTTATAGGATAAAATCAACACCGGGAAAAAAAGAAAGAAGTATAAGAATTAACGTCACTCAGGATTTTGATTTTTTAGAAATACTATCTTTAAAATTAAGACAAGAAGACGTTTATACGAGATTTTGTGCTGATTATGGTGTAGTTGCTGGTAGGGTTATAGTTAATGGTGGATATGGGGTCCCAAACGCAAATGTATCCATATTTATTCCTCTTGATGCTATAGATGAAAATGACCCGGTAATATCCACACTTTATCCTTATAAAAACGTAGAACAAAAAAATGAAGATGGTTATAGATATAACCTATTACCTTATGTAAAAGAATATGATGGGCATACAGCAACTGGAACTTTTCCTGATAAAAATGATGTTTTAACAAGAACTGAAGTTTTAGAGGTATACGAAAAGTATTATAAGTTTACCGTTAAAACTAATGAAAGTGGCGACTTTATGATAATCGGAGCACCACTTGGAATTCAAACATTAATTTTAGATTTAGATTTATCAAACATTGGTTGTTTTTCTCTAAGACCTGCAGATTTAATAAGGGC